TCAGAACACGATCGGCATTGATGTTTTCAATATCATCAGATGCGTCAATAGTTCCGTCGCCCTCTGCCGACATTGCGGCACCCGACTGAGCCGGCAGCTTGTTGGTATACTGCACACCCGTAAGCTGTACGGGAATCGCTGCACCATTACCAAGCAGCTGATCGCCGCCTTCTTTCGCTTCAAGGTCCAACTTCGCTCTCGCCTCGTTCGGCGTGTAAATGAAATTACTCACAGCATTCGAAAGCGTCTTTATCTGCGTTTCAAGATCAGCGCGAAGGATTACCGAGATGTTGAATTTGAAGAAATACCCATTGGCTATCTCTTCTTCGCTGAGCAGCTTATATGTCAGCTCTTCTTCGTACTGCTTCACGATGTACAGCAGAGTGTCAACGTAAAAGTCCAACTGCTGGGCTTCCGCGTTTGCATAGCTGGATTTTTCATAATCACCAATCTGATTCGGTTTCAATCCAAAAGCAGCTGCAATCTGAATAGCGCTGTACTTTTTTACGTTGAGGAAGTCACCGTCTGTCAGCTTGATATTAAGCGGAGTCAACTGCTGACCGAGAGGAATAGGAATGATGCTGCGGTTATCCTCTTCGCCGTCTGTGCCTTCGCTCCGGACGTAGCGTTCCATCCCCTTGCGCAGTCTTTCGACATTATCATCGGACAGGTCGCCGGTATACTGCAGAACCATCTTGCCGGTATACCCGTTATCGTACAGACGATTAAGCATCGCCTGCGCTTTAACATTTCCGGTGATGGTGGATTTCAGCTGCTGCCTTACAGACGCGCCGGTGTATCCATCCAGAGTACAGCTCGTCTTGAGATGAAGAACTTCCTCATTCGAAAACACATACAGGCCATTGGCTCCGGAATACGAATAATAGATTTTGTTCGCACCATGTCCGAACAGGTCTTTATCATCGTTGATGATTTCAACCTTGTTGCTCTCAAGGATCCACAGCCGTGTTGATGCACCGAATCCGGTAATCAGCGCATACCCGTTTCCGTGATGGTCACGGTTCTGCTCGATGGTGCTCCAGAAAGACGTAGCAGTCATAAACGGGTTCGGCCGGCTATTCACAATTGAGAACAGCGGATGCTCATGTGCAGTGCGTACGCCGTTATTGGGCATGCGCTGCATGAGCTTCAGAGGCAGCTTGCCAATCGCTTCGGACAGCACCCTCAGACACGCGAAGTATGTTGCCTCAGAGCGAGCACTCTTCTTGACATTGCTGATGCCAAGCCAGTCCATCAGGAAATTAAGCTCACGTGTTTCGCGTTCTGTAACTTCTTTCTTCTTCCGAATCCGATTAACGAGTTTTGATATTACATTCACTTTGACACTCCTTTACCAGCCCATCATATCCAGATATGCCGCTGTCTCGTTGGCATAGTCGACATTCTGTTTCTGCTGTCGGCACTTCATCATAACCGTATGGGAATCCACAACAGCATCTACCGGGTCAATACGCTTCTTTTTAGCGTGGGGTTCCTTGTCAACTTTGATTTCTCCGAACGAGTTCTTTACTGTCCGGGCGTTGCACATCGACCACGAAAGAAGTTCGTTGCGTCCGTCATACTCCAAAGAGTGAGACTTGCATAGCAGCTGCAGGTCGACAGTTGCATCGTTAAGGAATCGAGCAGACTGCGTAACCATCAACAGCGGACATCCGAACTCTTCCAGGTCGCCGATAATGCCGTCGGCATTGTGAGGGTCATAACCTATGCCGAGATACGTCAGCTCGTACTCTTCCGCAAGGTCGCGAAGATATTTGATGATGAACTTATAGTCGTTCTTATATGTTCCGCTGCCGCCGGTAACTGTGATAAGATCCTGTGTCTCCCAAACGTCATACGGAGCCATGTCGCTCTTTAAGTGCTCATCCATCCGGCCTCTCGGCATAAATGAATGAGAATGAAGATAATACTTATCGTCGGGTTCCTCGAACTCCAACGACAGAGTAGTAAGGTCTCCGCCACTCGAAAGGTCAAGGCCTACCCAGCAGGAGCGACCACGGAAGTTATCAAGAGTTTTTTCGCTTGAACATTCTGCCCAAGCCTTGAGGTCAACAAAGCCATCGTCAGCAGCAGTCAACCAACCGTTAAGGGATTTGACGATAAAGTCTTTCTGGGCACTACCGCCCATATCACGAGCAGTAGCAGCGTCCAGCCTTAACGACTCCATCCCCTCCGGAGTAGATGCCATATAGGGATTTGCTTTTATGAAGTTCTGCTCATCCCAAATGTTGTCATCTTTGTTGAGGCAATATATGTCTACATAGAAGTCCTCTGCGATAGCTGTGCCATGCAGAATGTTCACACAGTAATCGTCAAGCTCCTTGGCAAAAGAACCGAGGTATTTACCTCGTGTTGATATTACCGACAACAGAGCTTCCGGCAAGGCACGCTGACCTTTGTACAGCGCATCAAAGACGCTGCTATCCTTCTGCTGGTGGAGCTCGTCAAGGCTGACGAAGATACCACGGAAGCCATCATCAAGAGAACGCTCTTTGCTCAGAGCTTCGATGGTGCAATCGGTATTGACGCATCGAATTTCCGACTTGTATTCCTTGATGTCAAACAACTCGTCAAGGTCTGCGTCAGCCTGAATGAACTTCGAGACCTCATCCCAAACGAGCTTTGCCTGAGCGTGCTTCGTTGCAGCTGTAAAAAGACGACCGTGCTTATATCCGGAGAAAGCAGCTATGTAAGATGCCAATACGCCGTTCTCCATCGTCTTGCCGTTCTGACGAGCAACCGATTTGTACCGGCGACGGAATCGTCTGTATCCGCGTTCATTCACCCAGCCCATAGTGCAGCCGAGGTCAAATTGCTGTGACGGAATGAGAACGAGAGGACGTGGAGAGAAGCCTTCGAGTATGGTCAACTGATGAGCGTAATTGACGATGCGCTCTGACAGCTCCGGCCTCCACACGTAAGGGAAAGCCGCGGTACCTTGTCTATCAAGGTCCTTCAGATGTCGCTCGCAGGCAAGCCGGTGGAGATCTCCACATACTACGTTCCCTGCGACAACTGCTCTGGCATACTCGGTAGCACGATCTATCACATCGCCTCACCGCCGGACATGAATTGCGAAAACTTGTTTTTCTTCTTCTCTTTGCTGTCCTCAGCGACCGGCACCTGCAGACGGCACCTGCTGGATATCGTCAAGCCCAGATCACGGGCGGCCGTCTGAGCCTGTTTGAAATATCGGTCCTGCAGCTTCGCCGTCATCGACTGAGTAGTGGACCATAATTCCAGCTGTGTGTAATAGCTGGTGAGCTCTTCCGAATCCTTTGACTTCGGTGCGACCGGAGCTTTCTTGTCAAGCTCTCTCAGCTGCTTGGTCACTGACTCGTATTGGAACTCAGCGGTAATATAACGAGCCAACGCCTCTGCGTCAGTCTCTCCTATGATGCCGATTTTGTTAAGCTGCTCGGCGAGCAACAGGAAGCGCTTTTTCTGTGCGGCCGACAAATAAGCCGGCGGCTTCATCAGGTCGTCGGTACACGGCTGCACTTCGACATTCGTTCGCGTTTCAATCTCGTTCTTGGTCAGATGCTTCTTGCCTTTCGCTACAACCAGCTGTATCGGCTGACGCTGTCCAGCCATTATCGACTCCCTCCTGTCATAAAAAATCGCGGTGGGGAGTTTTTTCCGCGAAGAAGGCCTCTCGCACCGGTATCCCCGGGATAGGGCGTACTTTTTGACCTACCCCCCGTTATTTTGGCAATTTGCGAGTATGTTTCGCTTGTGAAATGAATCGATCGTGGGCGATGTTATGGCATTTATGGCAGAGTGCGCGCAGGTTACTGTAGTCCAGCCTCCGCGCCCATCCTTCTGCCGTCTGGATAGGAACAACATGATGCGTGTGATCTGCCAGAGCACCACACCCCTCACATTGATAATGCTTGTCCTGCATATACTTGGCAGACAGCAGCCGCCACTCTCGCGAGTTGTAGAACTCTCTGTATTTCGGGTCGCGCTGTGCATCGTATCTACGATTGCGCGCCGCTTTCTTCTCTGCCTGTTGCTTCTCTTTATCAGCTCGAACAATGGGTGCGCAAGCGGTGCAATACACCATCGGATACGGGATAACGCTCCCGCATCGTCTGCACTGTTTGTAAAGAATAACTACCACCAAATGAGCGGAGCCGCTACCTGCTGCGTGTAACAGATAACGGCTCCAAATTTCAGGAGGTTAAAACGCCATGTCGAAAGGATGACAAAAACCATGTCGTCTTCCCAAAACCCTACGCTTACACAATATCATGGGTTTCAGTGCATTTTAGTGCAGACTTTCAGTTTTCTTTGAAATCTCATCAATCGCCTGCTCGTAGTGCTCGAACATGGACCGCCGGCAGAGATTAACCTTCGCGGGTATGAAATCGAATCCTATATCTTCAAACCATCTCATACGTATCACTGCTTGTCCGTATAGATCATCAGCCATATTAAGCAATTCCTCTGCCCTCAACATAGTTGCCTCGTACTTCCCTGCTGACTTGAGCAGCTGATCGGCAGCCCGATGTAATTTGCATATCGCGTCGGCAACCGGATCGGATACTCTGCCGTTAGGTAATCCTGAGACAACCGCGCTCTTTATCCATCCGGCTGTATCGTTCACCTGTTTTATTGTCCTGCGCGCTGAATCGAGAGCAGCCTTTGCCGGAAGATATTTCCGGAACTCAGCTTTTACTTCTTCGTTCGTCATGTCTGTTATCGGTAAAACTTATGGTTTCCTATTGTCGTAACCCATGTTTTACTTTTAAGCCACGAAGGATAGCAGTTCTGCATCATGAAGTAGTACATCGGGCCATCAGTGACACGCTCCCTGTTATCGAAT